TCAAATACAGATCAGATTGACCTTCTGCTCATGCGGGGCGCTACCAAGGTTGGCTGACCTGTAGCTCAAATAGACCCGTGGCACCTGGTTTGCTGGGTCGTCCTGGATGGGGTGTGTGGCGCATTGCAAGAGCAGCGGGGCAGAGAGGGCATACGTTCCTGAGACGCCGCCTGAGCTGCGCGGATCGGTTTGCGGATCAACCATGCGCATATCTGGCCAGAGCAGAAGTTTGGGCTGGTCATCGACGACCAGCGCAACTGTCAGCGGCTCGTTGCCGATGTCCATCAGGTGGGGCAGGATGTAGTCTTGGCCTGCGTCATACTCGATGGCGCTCAGATTGAACTCCGGCGAGAAGTTGCCAACATCCATTTCATCGCTATCGACGGTGGTTTTGTACTCTTTTGTTGTAGGGCCTCTGTCGTAACCAGAATAGTAAATTGGAAGTTGGATGAAGCTCGGTATAAATGGCGCTGTTTTTTCTTCTCCGTGATAGCTGACTTGCTTGTTTGTCGTGTAATCAAATGTCAACACTTCAGCCTGAGTTGATTTCTTGTCACGCTCCAGAATGATCTCATCTCCCAGCATGACCGCCACCCGCGTCGATGTTTTTGTGAGATTTCTCCAGATCACACCACCGGATACGTTGAGCGTTTTCTCATAGTCAAGATACACACCAACGGGAACGCCTTGTGCGTCGTACTGCCACGTCTCCGTCCACTCCTCATGTCCTGAACCCTGCACATCCACGGAATCGTCATAACTCCTTGCAATGGCCTTGTAATGCGTGAGTTTGACCGGAGTGGGCTTTGACTCTCCGGGCGCGTACCACAGGGAGACGATGCGCTTGTCGTACCCCTGGATGGTCTTATATATATCGACCTTTCTGTCCGGGTCATTGGTGTAGCTTGTCGTCAAATCGGCGTGCAGGTCGTCGTAGTCCGGCCCCCATGCGCTCTTCTTGATGACCTCCTGAATGCCATCGGTCACGGCATGAGTAGTCGGTCGCGTGGCCCACGAGCTATCGCCAGACCAACTCATATACGATTGATCGTGCAAGGTGCAGCCGGTGTAATCGTCGGTGAAACGCACGCCCATGGTCTGCACCCGGTCAAACTGCACCGAGAGCAAAGCGTCCGGCGGGGCCAATGCGGTGGCGTCCTGCGGGTCAGACAATTCCAGCGCAAGCCAGCCCACCGGAAAGTTCCGCTTCCAGTTCCAATCGGAGACGATGCTGCCGAAAGACCGATAACCCGTGTAGTCCGTCCACACCACCAGACTGGCATGCCCGCCATCATGGCTGGCCGTATGCAGCGCCACCCCGAACCGCGACTGCGCAAAGTGAACGGTGTTGTACACCCAAGGATCATGGCTGCGAAGAATTGGTTTGCTGTCGGCATCGTTCTGCCCGGCGTCTTGCAGCGTCAACGTGCGGGTGATGGGCTGTCTGGCATCCTCCCCGATCACGCCAAACGGTGTGAGGGTGATCTGGACGGTGGCGACGTTGTTCACCACCATTCCGCGCACACCGACCAACCAGTTTCCGCTGATCGGGGAGTGATAGACGTAGCTGCCGTTGGCCACCACCGCGCCGCCGATCAAGGCACTCGTGCCGTCGCTTCCTCCGAAAGAATGAATGATGGCGTAGTCGGTGAAACGCTGCCCTGCGGCCCGCTGCGCGGCAGTCTGCTGCGGTGCGCCGTCGCGTATCTTGAACACCTGGGTGCCGTGCCCATAGCGGGTGCTGTTCCACAACCAAACCGCATATTGTTGCGAGCCTGGTTGGTAGGGGCGCTGTTCCCCATTGGGCAGTTCAAACGTCGCCGTGCTGAGGTCGTCAGGCAGGTTGATCCAACCGTGGTAGGGGATGCCAAACGGCTGGCTGGTGTCGAGTACCGCGCTGCCCAGGGTGGAATCGACGATCATGGTGTGGGGTCTGGATGGGGTAGGGCCAGCAGAATGTCCACGGAAGCCCCTCCGGCATCGGTGAATGACATGCGCTTGATGGGGCGGATGGAGAACACGAACAGCCCGTCGCTGCTGGTTTTCAGTTGTGTGGGGTAGGTTTCCCGCACGGCATAGCCGCCTGTTCCGGCCACTTCGGTCAGCGGACTGGCAATCCCACCAGGCTGATCGGGACGCTGGCCAGCGCGGCCCCTTTTGCCGTGAATGTCAGGACGTGCAGCGTAGGGGACGTTTGCCGCACCGCCATCGCGCAGGCCCGCCTGCTCATAGCCCACCGTCACTTCGACGCCATCGCGCACGGCGACGATGCGCCGGATGGCATCGACAACTTCTTTGCTGCTCATGCCGAGGTCTCCTGGATCGGGTTGGTGATCAGTTGCAGATCGGTGCTGGTCTTGGGCGTGGCAGAGGTGCCCTTGAACCGCAGCCAGATCGGCACGGCGTTGTTGACGCCGCTGATGATGCCGCCGTTGATCAGTAGCGTCGCGCTGGCATCCACCGCGTCAAGACCGGCCTGAGAGGCCGCCAGCACAAAATCGCTCGCGACAAAGCCCCCATTGTCGGGCACGGTATCCACCAGCGAGACGCTGATCGGCCCGCCATCTGCGGCGGCGAACAAGCGCCCTGCCACCGTGCTGCCCAGATAGACCACACGATCCACCGGGGCTGCGCCGATCTCCCGATCCAATGACAGCACCGAAGAGGCCAAGGGGGACGCAAGCTGCGCGTCACTGAAAAACTGCAAAGAAATCGCCATGATGCACCTCAGTAAAGGAGAAGAGCGCTGCCCAGGTTGATGGGCGTGTCCTGATCGGGCAGCTTGATGTCGGGCGAGCGCACAAAAAAACCTGTGTTGGGGTATTCCGGGTAGAGCACAGGGGGCGCGGTTCCCACGACGATGCGCGATTGCGGCTTGTTCGCCACCCAGCCCTGAAACAGCGGGTCGAGCGTGGGGTCGCTGGGCAGCATGGATTGGGTACCGCCGATGAGCGTCTGCGCCGGTTTGGGCAGCGGGGCCGAGGCATCGCGTGTTGCCACCCGCGCAGACCGCTGCAAGGCCTTCGCCACAAACCCGCCCGTCCAGTCCCCTGGTGTGATCGTGTGCACCGAGCTCGCGGGCCAGCCTGGAGGCGGGTCTTGCGCCGTGGGCGTCTCCACCTGCGCCACCTGCACCGTGGTGATGGCACTGCCGCGCTGCGTATCCAGCGTGTGGGAAACGCGCGTGACCATGCCCGTGAACGTCATCTTGGGGTGTTCGAGCGTGAGGGCCTGGCCGATGTCGAGCGTCGGGTCGATCAGGGTGGTGGCGCTGGCCGTGCGCCTTCTGCGTGCCTTCACGCGCTGGGTCGCGGCCTGGGCGATGGTGACGGCCACCGCCTGCATGGCGCTGGAGATTTGCGCCTGCGCGTCCCTCAGCGGGGTGCCGAACTGCGCTCCGGCCTCGCGGATGTCGATCAGGTCGGCGTAGTCATCGCCGTTGGGGTCGGTGGACATGGCGTCTACCCCGGCGCCGTAGTCGATCCAGTCGCGCCCGTCGCGCGGGTCTTTGACGCTCAGGCGCATGGTCGTGATGTCCACCGGGTCGGTGGCAGCGGCACTGCGATCGCGCAGTTGCAGGGTGCAGACCGCCTTCATGGTGCGGGTGTAGCGCCGTGACAGAGTCCACTGCGCGGCTACTGTGGGCGGCGTGGTGCCGGGGGCGATGAGCAGGCCGAAGGTCGAACCGTTGCACGTCACCCAGCCGGACTGCAAGGCCATCTGGCCAGTGGACAGGCTGTCCACCGTCCAGCCGCAGCCCTCGACGGCGCGGCGCACCGTGTCCTCGTCGGGCAGCGGCCATTTATCCAGCCACTTGCACAGACCCACCTCGCCAGCCCGCCAGCCGCTGCTGTAGCGCATGCGTGCGGCGCGCACCCAGGACAGTTCCAGGGTGATGTCCCATCCCTTGCGGCGAATGACGGGCGCTGTGGTGTCCACTGTCGCATTCTGTTCCACGACAAAGCTGCCGTGCAGGATGCGGGTGAGGGTTCGGCTGGCCGACGACGCCGCCCACGGCACGATGTCCAGCACACCGTCCGAGCGCACCACGGCAGAGTTCGGGAGGGTGGACAGTCGCGCCATCAGATAGGCGTATCCCAGCGTGTTGTCACCTGGGGCACTGACCGCCCCTGGTGTGAGGCTCTCGATCTGCGCACGGCTGAGCCTGTCGGCGATGGCTTGCAGGCCATCGCTGCACGACAGCGACGTGCTGTCCGTGTCCGGGCTGTACTGCGCACGCTCGATGCGCCCCCGATAAAGCAGCGATTGCGCCGCATCCACGGCGAGCGTGATGGTGATGGTCTTGCCCGCCTGCGCCGTGGCATCGCCCAGCACCGACAGGCTGGCCGCACGGGCGCCGTTCTCCTCGGCGCTGACGGTGACGGTGCCGGTCACCTGCAAGGAGGTCTCCGTGCTGGCCTGTACGCACCAGCGGTGATAAGTCCCGCCGACCGATCCTGCGGGGACGGGTTGCCCGGTATCGACCGGCACCACCGACACGCTCTGACGGACGCTGGCCCAAACCGACCCCACAGGCGTTTGCGCCACCCCCAATGCCACGGTGCGGGAGCGCAGCGGGGCAAGGGCTGTGCCGGTGGCCACCGTGGACCCCGCAGAGGCGCGGATCGCCAGGGCGGCCCTGTCGGCGTAGCGCACGCTGGCCCGCACACCAACTTGTGCAACGCCAGTTTGCAACACCCGTGCCCGCAGGCGTAACAGGCACGCGCTGTTGCCCTGGGCGCCATTGATCGACGCCGCGTTGATGGCAGATTGGTTGATCACTTTACGCCGGGGAAGTCGCTACGGACGATTAGAACCGTGCGGTGTCGGCACTGGCCTCGATCAGCATGGTGCGCGATCCACTCGCGCCCAACTGCGACATGCGCAGCGTCATGCCACGTTCTGGGTCTGCGGGCTCCAGACGCGGATTGGCACCACCGGACGCGGGGGTGTAAGTCACTCCATTGGTCAACAGGATGATCTGCGAGATGTAGTTGGACAGTTCCACCGTGACGTGCGACAGAAACACCCAGGTCACTTGCATATTGGTCAATGTTTTGCCTGAGTAAATATCGGGATCGAGCCCCTGGGAGAAGTCCAGCACGACCGTCTGTGGCTGGCCCAGGATGATGGAGTACGACTCCTGCTCTGTGCCAGGGTACATCGTGTTGTCCTGCTGGACAAAACGCGCGGTCATCTTGTTGCTCGTTTCCACTGGCGTGACCACTGGCGCTGCGCCACCGCCCACCTCCCACTCCAGGCCATTGAAGAGGTATTGGGTGTTGGTGTCGAGGTCGATGTAATGCGCCCCGAGGGACGGGTCGGAGATGGGCGGGTCGATGGTGTCAGGCGCGCCGCGCCCGGTATAGACATGCTGGGCCATGATGGGCTCCTGTTCAGTGGGTCAAAACCGTTCCGTCCGCGCCGATGAGCACGGACGATCCATTGGTGGCGATGCGGCTGGCGACCTCATGCGGCAGGTCGCGCAGGGCTTGCGCCGTCAATCGCAGTTCCACTCGGGTTGCAGCGACAGAGAAGGTCGAGGCCACCGTGCCTTGCTGCGCACGCTCAACAAGGATGGTCGCCGCATCGTCAAACGACAGCACGCGCACGATCTCCACGTGCAGGCCATCATCCAAGGTGAGGTCGAGTTCGACCTCGGCGCGTCCATAGGCCGCCACGGCGTCATCAAACGCTGCTTTCAGCAGCGCGTACTTGTCGGCTTCGATCTGGATGAACCCGGCAGAATCGGACACCTGTTCCGTCAGCGCCGCTGAAAAATTGTTCAGATACACCCGCATCACAGTTCCTCGATGGTGAGTTGCCATGTCCACAGCGCGGCAAAATGGTCGAACCCCAGCTGCGGCCCTTCAGAAAACCCGCGCAGTGGCGTCAGGCGCGGCCCGGAGACCGTCACCGGCGCCGACCAGTCGATGTCGGCAAGCGCCGGTGGCACCGTGCCTTCTGCGCTGAGGGTCAGGCGGCGCTTGCGCCAGGCGGTCTGCTTCACCGCCTGGCCGTTGCACAGGCGTTGCACGACAGACCCGGACAGCGGGGCATCGCTCCAGCGCAAGCCCAGTTGCGCCATGTCGGCCACGGCCACGCCGTTGAGGGTCAGGGGTTCAGCAAACACGCTCATGCCACGGCTCCAAACATCAATGCAGCCTGGCGCAGTTGCTCGGCCACGTCCTGCGCGGCGTAGAGCGGTCCGACCTGCTGTTGCCCAAAGTGCAGATGGATGGGTGCGCCTGTCATGGGCGCGGGCGCTGTGCTGTCCACGCCGACCAGGCCGCCCGCGGCAAAGCGCGCGGGCTGCGGCGGCATGAACCCGGCATTGAGGCTGGCAAAGAAGGCTTCGCCGAACTGCCGCACCGCAGCGGCGCGCACCACGAACTCGCCGCGCGAAAGCAGGGCCGGAATGGAGTCCGAGGTCTCGGTGCCTGGGCCGCTCACCCGCCCGCCACCGGCCAGACGGCGTGACGCCCCGGATAGTTCCCCCACCATGCCGCCTGTCGCACGCGCCTCCACCTGCCGCACGGTGATGGTGTGGGTGCTGGTGGTGTTGCGGCCTTGCAGGCTGTCGATCTCGGTGCGCACCTGCGGCACGTTGTCCTTCACCACATGGCGGCTGGCCGTCTCCAGGGTGTTGAGGGTCTGAATGCGCGTGCTCAGATCGGCGATGCGGCCCTGCGCGGCGGCGGTGCTCAACTGCAGGTCGATGTTGGCTTTTTCCTTGGCGTAGGCTTGCAGCCTGTCCAGCGCGGCCCGCCCCTGGGTGATGTCGGCGTCGAGCGTGATGCTCTTGCCTGCCTTGAGCGCGGTGTCGAACTCCTGCAACTTCTGTTGCGCGGCTTTCAGATCGGCTTGAATGGGCAGTAAAACCTCTTTTTCTGCGATGGCCTTCTGCACATCCGCCAGCGCCGGCGTGATGCGGCTGGCGTCCACCTCCAGCCGCACCGCCTGCACCTGGGCGATGGCATTGTTCAGTTCTTCCACCTGCGTCTTGGCGGTGGCGAGCTGCTGTTCGATCCCGGCTCTCGCCGTGGCGGCTGCGGCGGCAGCCTGCTTGTGCGCCGCTTCCTCATTGGCGATGGCCTGATTGAGCAGGGTCTGTGCGGAGCGCAGGTTGGTGATGGCGCCTTCTTCTTCGCCCTTGGTGCGCCCCACGGCTTCGGCCAGGGCCACGCTTTGCTGTGCGAATTCTTTGGCCTTGTCGTACTCGCCCTGCGCGATGGCCTGGCGGGCGGCGGATTGCAACTGCGCGATCTGCGTCTTGCGATCTTCCAGCGCCTCGCCATCGGTCATGGTCTGGCGCCGGAGTTCGCGGATTTTGCTCTCGATGTCGGCGTTGATCAGCAGCCGCGACTGCTCCAGGGCAAACGCGGCTTGCAGGTGCCGTTGCTCTTCGCCGATCAGGGCGTTGATGTGCTGCTGATACGCGGTGGCCGCACGCGCCCACACGTCGCGCTGGCCGGTGAGAATGCTCTCTTCCACCCCCAGCGCCTTGCTGCGGCGTTCTTCCAGGGTTTTTCCATCGGTGGCGGCGGCGGCCAGTTTGGCGGCGGTTTCTTGCTGCAGCAAGTCCAGCGTCTGCGCGGTGGCCTGCTGGCGCATGGCGGCTTGTTCGGTGTTCTGCTGCACCAGCAGGGCGGTTTCGGTGGCGATGCGCTGCTGCTGGCTGACGGTCTGCCGGTCGAGCAAGTCCTTCTGCGCCTGCACGCTGCGCTGCACGGCGGCGGTCTGCTCGTCCAGGCTTTGGGCGATGGCGGCGGTCTGCGCGTCACGCACGGCGGCAATGCCCGACAGTGCGGCATTCACCGTGCCCTGCGCTTTCGAGGCGTCCTGATCGAGCTTGTTCACCACGGCGTCGAGCTTGGCCGTGGCCTCTTCCACGGCCTTCATGCCGCTGCTCACACTCTCGGCCAGTCCAAGGCGCACGGCGGAGATACGGGCTTGCAGTTCTTGCAGACTCGCGCCCTGCGTTTGCACGAGCTGCTCGGTGCCCATCAGGGCGATGCGGGCCTGCGCCGTCATGTCCAGCCAGGCCGTGCCCAGGCCTGCGATCGTCGCCCCGAAGGCGCGCACGGCCTGCACCGGGCCTTGGGTGAAGGCATCGCCCAGCAGGCCGGTGAAGGCGCGCACCGCACCGTCCACCGCGCCCAGCGACGCACCGAGAATGTCGCCAATGGCCGCCACGGGCGCGAACTTTTCGCGCAGCATGGTGCCGATCTCCCACCCGGCAACAAAGCTGCCCACGGCGGCCAGCGCCACATTGAACCGCCCCACGGCGGCGGTGGCGAACTCGATCGGCAGTGTGGCGGCTGTGAAGGCCGCGCGGATTTTGTTGCCCGCTGCCACGGCGGCCACACCTGCGGCCTGCAAAGACGCCACCAATTGCGGCAGCAGCGATGCGGCGATCTTGGCCAGCGCGCCCGCAGCCAGCACTTGCAGCGCGGTCATGAAGGCGTCCAGATGATCGGCCACGAAGCCCAGCGCAGCGGAGAGTTTGGCCGTGGCCCCGGTGGATTCGTTGACGCCGCCCACCCAGCGCATGAAGGCGTTTTGCAGCGCGGCAAGCGACTGGCTCACGGTGCGCGGCAACTGCGCGAACTCGGCCTTCAAGGCCCCCGATTGCGATTGCAGCGCCTTGACCACCACGTCGGCGGTGAGCTGCCCGGCTTCGGCCATCTGGCGCAGCTTGCCGGTGGACACGCCCAGGCCATCGGCCAGTGCCTTGGCCAGCCGGGGGGCGTTCTCCATGACCGAGTTGAACTCGTCTCCACGCAACACGCCAGAGGCCAGCGCTTGGCCGAACTGCAGCAGCGCGGCGGCGGAATCACCCGCCGAGGCGCCGGAGATGCGCAGCGCCTGGCCGATGGATTCGGTCAGCCCCAGCGCGTCTTGCTGTGTGCCGCCGAGCGCGCGCACGGCGCCTTGCAGCTTGCCGTAGAGGGTGGCGGTTTCGTTCAGCGGAGCGCCCAGGCGGGTGGAGATGGCGAAGGTGCCGTCGAGGGCGCGCTGGAATTCCTGCTGTCCGGCGGTGGCAAGTTTCAGGCGCGATTGAATGCCCGCATAGGCGTCGGCCAGACTGATGATCTGCTTCGCCCCGGAGAACGACAGATAGCCTGCGGCCAGCGCCACGAGTTGCGTGCGCGCGGCCTTCAGGGCGGTGGACATGCGCTCGGATGCAGCACCCACCTGCTCGAAGCTGCGCTGTGCGGCAGTGCCCGCATCGCGCGCCGTGCCGCTGAAACTGGCGAGCGTCTGCCGCGCAGACGCCACGGCTTGCTTGAGGCTGGCATCGGCCCCTTCGAGCGACACCAGAATGGATATGCGGTCTTGCTGGGCCATGTCTTCAGTCTGTGATTCGCATGGTTTTGATGAGGCGCGCGCCGATGGCGGGCACACGCCCCATGACGATCTGCTCCACGCGCAAACGGCGCTTGACGGTCACGCGGTTGACCAGCACGGCAATCGGCACATCCACGCCGCGCTTCAAACGCTTGATGCCTTCGGCCTTGCGATAGCGTCTCTTGACGCCGCGCAGCAGCGGATCGCTCTCGGCAATGTTCTCTGCCATGAGCACGACCTGTCCACGGCTGTTGCGCACGAAAAACGCATTGCCCTGCCGCATCAATCCATCCACGATGCGCTTGAATGTCTTGCGCCCGATGCGCCCGTTGATGGGGATCAGCATCTTGCCGCCGATGGCCGCGCCGTGTTCATGCACGCCAAGCCAGGGCACTTTCGACCCAGCCCACAACGCAGGCATGCGGTCAGTCTTGGCGTCATACACCTTGGCCTTGATGGAGGAGAGAAAGCTGCGGCGCGAGACGCGCAGTGTTGCCGCCACATGCGCACGCAGCAAGGGCGTGAGGAACTGCGCTTCCTCCTTGAGCGCGGCGCGGGCGGCCTGCCGGGTCTGTTCCGGCAGCGTGCGTGCCAGGCGCTGCAGGCGAGCCTGCGCGTCATGGTCATCAATGCGCAGACGCAGGTGCATGGGGTGGCTCTGGCGTGGTGAAGGTCTGCGCGTCCCATTGCCGCAGCGCATCGAGGCGGGCGCGGCATTGGGTGTACAGCGTGGCGGCGTCGAGAATCCATCCGGCGACATCAGCCTCGGTGCTCACGGGCGCGGTGTGTTGCTGGGCAGACTGCCGCTCGGGATCGGCGGCAGTGGGGGCATGGGAGCCAGCAGCGCTTGCGGCGGGCGCGGGCAGGTGGTTGCTGGCAAAGGCGGTGCTGGTGTGGAGCAGGCGGCGAGTGTCAGCAGACAGGCAAGGACGGGCAGTCGAGACACGGGCAAGTTCACGGCGAAGTTCTCCAGATTGCGCCAGCGCGCGTTGTGCCTGGCTTTGCGCTTGCAGCACGGCGGCGTCAGCCGCGGCAGCGGCGCGGGAGATTTGTTCTCTGGCCTGGCGTTCACTGTGCAGGCGCTCGGCTGCGGTCCGCGCCTGCAGGGCCAGCAGCGCGTGGTCGGCCTGTAGGGCTTGCCACTTGAACAGCGCGGCCAGCAAGGCGGTGAGCAGCCACAACAGCCCGGGCAGGCGGTCAAGCATGGCACGCGACCACCGGCAGGCGGTGGCAATACACTGGGCTGAGGATCAGATCGGCCTGTCCGTCGATGGCCTTGCAATGCACGATGCGCTCGGTGGTACGGCGTTCGATGGTGGTGATGCGCACCGCGCCGAAGGCGTGGGTCTGACGCACCTGGCCGATGCGCAGCAGCGAAGGGGAAAGAAGGGTCATGGTGTCATGCAGCGTTGGTACTCGGACTGGCGGCGTGTGAGCAGGCCGCCGCACAGCCGTCGATGCGCGGGGTCGGCGCAGTTCTTGCCCTGGAAGAACGTCCAGCGCAAAATCTGCTGGCACGCGCCGGTGTAGTCGGGCGGATCTTGGTGCAGCAGCCGCGCCAGGGTGGAGCGGCAGACCTTGTCCGCGCCGACGTTGAAGGCCAGCGCGACGTAGGCGTCCCATTCGTTTTGGGTGAGGGCAACGTCCCCCAGGCAGGCGTGCAAGCCGCGCTCTGTGGCCGAGACATCGCCGTGCAGCGCAATGAGCGCACGCACCGGGGTGGTGGTATCGCCAGCACGAACTTGCGCGGTGTGGCCGAAACCCACCGTGGGCACATCGCCCTGGACGGGCGGCGCCGCCACCTGCTGATAGCCTTCGTGTACGGCGATGCCGATCAGGCCGCTGGCCGAGAGCGCCAGCAGCGCCGCCTTGATGCGTGTGTTGGCCATGTCACAGCCCTCGTTGCGCAAACAGCCGCGCCACAAACGCCGCGCCGATGACAGCAGGTGTCAGCACCGCAAGCATCGAGCGCGATAGCGGCAGCACGTCAGGGAACAGCGTCAACACCGCTTCCAGTCCGGACAGCAGCGCGGCCAGCAGCATCAGGCGCACGCTCCAGGCGCGGCGCAGGATGTCACGCCAGCGGGGGTCGAGCTGCATCATTGGCCTATCCCCCGCCTGCTGTCGAGCTTGTCCTCGATGCGGCGCACCGCGTCGTGGATGGAGTTCAGTTCCTCGCGCAGCCGCTGATCCTGCGCCGCATCGATCTGCTGCTGGCGCACGCTCTGTTGCTCCAGCAGGCTGATGCGCTTGTCCAGCGCCGCCTGGTGCGGGTTCCACTCCAGCAAGATGACCAGCAGCACTGCGATCAGGGTGAGCAGGTGATCGAGCCGGATGGTCATGTCAAAGCGGGGCTTGAGTTCCTCGGGCATCGGGGTGTTCCTCCAGGGTGGTGAGCCAGCGCTGCCAGGCGTCGGCGGGGAGTTGCGCCGCGCGGCAGGCCACGGCGTGGGTGAGCAGATGGGCAGAGCGGGCGCGCAGCACGGCCGCGCGCAGATCGCGCGCCTGCGTCCAGGGCAGGGCGCAGGCCTGGGCGTAGTCGATGCCCGATGTGGTCAGGTCGATCATCCAGTCGCAGAGGGTGGCGTCAATATCGATGGGCTTGCCGGCAGCACAGGCGTCACCTGCGCGCCGGCCTGGGCGATGGCCGGCAGCAGGCGCTGCTGCAAAAAACCCGCATTGACCTCGATGACGGCCGCCGCAAGCACCACGGCATCATCGAGCGCCAGCGCCTCGACCCAGGCACGCGGGCGGCCCGTGGCCAGGCTCAGCGCCGTTTGCAGGCGCTCGCCGTGGTCGGCCAGAGCCTGCAGCACATCGAAGGTCCCGCTGGCGATCTGTTGCGCCAAAGGCTGCACCGCCCGCACGAAGGCAGGCAGGGCGCCCAGTCGCACCGGCTCCAGGGTCAGGCTCTCGCCAGAAGGCAGGGTGACGGAGTGCTCCATGATCATCAGGCCAGGCGCAGCAGGTGGCCGAATTGACCCAGTGTGGCGTCATACGGCTTGGTGGAGTCAGCCAGCAGACTGCCGTCGAGCTCGAACTTGTTGAGATCGTCGCCGATCACGTCCAGCCCTTTGAGCGGATCGAAGGCCACGCGGTAAAGCTCGATCAGCCACTTCTCGTTGCCGAAGGCGGTGTTCACGCCCTCGAAGCGCAGGAAGCGTTCTGGCAGCGGCGCGGTGAACAGGCCCACGTCCGACACGGCACCAAAGGTGTAGGCCGCCTTGAACGGCGCGGTCAAGCCGGTGGTATCCAGAAACTGGAGGGCACCGAAGTCGGTGTCGGCGGTGTAATGTGTCCCTGCAGTGAGCGTGGCGGGTGTGGCCGCCGAATCGGTCACCACCAGCGCCGACACCTTCGGGTGGGCGAGGAAATAGCGTTCACCGACCACCGCAGCCGCGCCGCCGACGGGTTCGGCGGTCACGCTGCCCGCAGCGCTCTGCACCGAAGAGCCGTACAGCGCCAAGGCCAGGTTCTCGGCGGTGAACTCTTCCAGGGTGAGGTTCACGCTGGCGGACTTCTGCTTGATCATGCGCAAGTCCTGGCTGCGCTGGCCGCTCATGGACTCGTAATGCTCGATCACTTCGGTCTTGAGGGCCAGGCTCAGCTTGGAGACGTTGCCCACCTGCCGGGCGTTGACGGGCTGGCCGAGCAGGCTGCGTTCGGCCAGATAGACCCGGCCTTGGAACGAGGCGTAATAGGACATGGGGGTTTACTCTTTGGTTGGGGTGAATGTCTTGGACGGCGCCGCATCGGCCGTGGCCTTTGGTGCAGGATGGGCTTGGGCATCTGCTGTGGCGATCCCAAGATCGACCAGCCAATGTGCCGCGTTGGCATCGACCTCGATGCGCGCGCCCGCACGATGGGCCACACCGCCGTGGGTGTGGGGCTGCTTCAGGGTGACAAAGGGCATTTCAGCCTCCTTCTGTGATGTCCGCACGCGCGGTGCGGTAGGTGATGGCATACACGGCGGGGACGGCAATCGCTGCGGCGTCGGCGTCCTCCGCTTCAAAATCCACGTCCTGCAGGGTCGTGGACAAGGCCAGGCCCGCCAGCGTCGGGTCGGCCAGCAGCGCCCTGTGTGCGGCGCACAGCAGCGCGTCGGCCTGGCCCCAGGGGTCTGCCGCGTCGCGTGATACGGCCGTCAGACGCAGGCTCAGGACGCGCTGCGATGTGGTGTTGAGGTCGGCATCGCGGGTGTCTGATTGCGCGATCACGGCAAGGAAAGGGCTGGCCTCACGCGGCTGCGCGGTGGCGGGTTGGCGCAGCACCTCCACCGGGGCCACGGCGATGCGCAGCCGCTCAATCACGGCACGCACGATGCGCTCACGGATGCTGGACATGGCTCAGAGCCTGCTCAGCGTGGCGCGCACTTCGCTGCCGTCACGCAGCGCGGTGAGCTCGCGCACCCGGTAGTTCGCGCCACCGATGACCACCGCATCTCCGGCCGCCAGGGTGAGGCGGCTGGCCGGATACTCGATGGCGTAGTCGGTGGAGCGCGCCAGGCCCGATAGCACGTCGTCATCGGGCGCCCGAAACGCGCACCACGCCGTCTGCCCCGCCACCGTGACCACCGTCAGAAACCCGCAGCCCTGCGCCGCGTCATACAAGTCCTCGACGCGCATGACCACGGCTGCCCCTCACACCGTGAGCTTGACCAGCACGGCGGGGCGGTGGCACATCGGCAGCGGGTTGCTCTGGGTGTGGACGGCCGTGCCGCGGTCGAACTCGCGCGGCTCCTGCTTGGCGTAGAGCTCCTGGCCCAGGGTGTTCACCGTCTCGTTGAAGTCGGCCGGGGCGAAGTAGGTGGCGAAGGTGTCGAGCGTGCCGACGGGGAAGGCATGCGCCTGCCCAGCGGCGATGAAGCGCCGCACCGTGCCGTCCGGGGTGCTCACCTGGCCGCGGTACTCGCGGAAGGTGATCCCGGCGAACTGGAAACCGCCGCGGTTGTCGTTGATCAGGATGGCGCCTTCCTGCCAGCGGGCATAGGCCGCCTCGACCTTGGGGTGCGTGGTCAGGGCATCGAAGAACTCCGGCGAGCACAGCACCACCACCCCGGTCATCACTTCGCCCAGCAGATTGTCCTCAATGCCGCGCAGCACGTCATAGCACTTCTTCTTCACATTGCTCGCGGCATTGGTCAATTCGAACGGCACCACGGTTTGCGTGAGTCCATACTCGGCAAACAGGTCGATCAGGGTGGAACCGTCGGCATCGAGCACCTGGCCCTTGAGCGCGCCCATGCGCAGGTGCTCCAGGGTGATGGCGTGCTTGTTGCGCATGTCGGCCAGGTGCCGCGCCATCACCGTGGACAGCGACTCCATCTCGGTTTCCGAGCCGAAGGCGCGCAGGCCTTGCACCTCCTCGGGCATGACCACGTCGTCGTGCGGGATGTGCGGCACGATGAAGCTGCGCACCTTGCGCTTGCCAGCCTGCGCCGTGGTGCCGGGAGAACCCACCGGGCGGGTGGGCAGCAGGGTGAGCCGTCCGGCATACTCCTCCACCAGCACGGTGCGGGTGCGCACCGGCTTGGGCGCGAACAGACCGAGCTGGCCGATGAGGCCGTAGCGGTTGGGAATGACATTGATGGCCGTCGTCAGGCTGGCCATGTCGAAGGCGGGATTGGAAAACGGGTTTTGCATGGCTTGCTCCAGAAAAAACAAACCCGCCCGGGCGCCAAGGCCCAAGGCGGGTTCAGACGGTGGGGGAGGGGAGGATCAGAGGGCGTCGCGCACCACGATGCCGCGGGTCTGCGCCAGGTCTTCCATCGCCTTGATGCCAGTGGCATCCAGTACCGCGGGCCAGCGCAAGGCAGGACGTTTGAGGATGGCGTGGCGCACGATAGCCGCAGCCGGTTTGTCGACAAACGCGTCGGTGTCGGCCAGCAGCACGCCATACGGCAGTTGGCTGCCGTCGGTGGCGGCCGGATCGAGCGCCACGCACAGGCCGTCTGCGCTGCGTCGGCCCAGCACCGTGCCCAGCGGCAGCCAGCGGCCCGCTGCGATGGTCACCGTCTCGCGCGAATAGCGGCCCAGTTCATCTTCCTCATAAAGAACGATGTCCTGCACGGTTTTGGGTTGAATTGCAACAGTCATGGCTTACTCCTTGTGGGTGAGACGGCGAACGGCCTGAAGAACGGGGTTGGACTTCGGCGCGGTGGTCTTGGCCGGATCGACGGCGCTGACGATCTCGGGCGACTGCGCCCCGGCTTTGGCATCGAGCAGGAAGGCGCGTGCGGCGTCCACCGTGGCGCCGGAGGCCAGCATGCTCATGGCGACGTCGGGCATCCCGGCCAGGGTGCAGAGTTCGACGATGGCTTGCGCGTCGGCGCGGGCGGCGGCGGCGACTGCCGCTGCGTCTGTGGGTTGCGCAGCAACCGCTGCGGGCTGCGGCGCGCTGGGAACAGGGTCTTGGTCTTGCATGGGAGCGGTCTCCAGGTGATGTGCGCAGTTGGCTTGAGCAGACGCACGAGCCGAACTGCGCGAACGGCCCTGCGGGGTGAGAAAAGCGGTGAATGAAGCGATGGCTTGCTGCAAGTCCATGACGGCATCTGCAAGACCGGCCTGTACGGCATTCGGCCCGAAATACACCTGCGCCTCGCTGGCGCGCACGGTGCTTTCTGGCATGGCGCGCATGGATGCGACGTGCGCGGTGAACAGGTTGTAGAGCCTGTCGATCTCGGCTTGCAGGGTGGACTGCGCGGTGTCGGACAGCGGCGCATGCGGGGAGAAGTCGTTCTTGTGCGACCCGGCAAACACCTGGGTGTAGCGCAGACCCTCTTTTGCATCGGCGGCGGATTGGTCGACGTGCATGGCGATGACGCCGATGGAGCCAGCACCCCCGGTCTGTGTCACCAGCACGCGGTCTGCGGCACACGCCAGGGCGTAGGCTGCTGAGAACGCGCTATCGGATGCCAGTGCCCAGATCGGCTTCGTCTTGGTCATGCCCCGGATGCGCGCGGCCAGCTCGAAACAGCCGCCGACCTCGCCGCCGGGTGAATCGATGTCGAGCAGGATGCCGTCGATCCCAGGATCGGACATGGCTGCATCAAGCATGGCCCCGATGTCGTCATAGGAGAGCAGGCCAGACATGGCTTGCACGCCCAGGCTGCGCTTGACCAGCGAACCGTGAACCGGAACGACGGCGATGCGCCCGACTGTTTCGACTTGCGCCATGCCTGGCGCGGCATCGAAGGCTGCAAGATGCGGCTCGGAATCAATGCCGATGCGCGGCCCAAGAACCGACAGAATCACGTCCAACTTGGAGCTGTGGATCATCAGCGGCGTGTTGAGCACGCGGGTGGCAATGTGGTGCAGCATGGTCATGGCTGGGTGTTGTCCTGTGGTTGCACGGGATGGGTGTTGTCCTGTGTTTGCGCGGGCTGGTCATGGCGTGGATCGGAATCGAACACCAGCCCATATCCATCGGCCCGCTGGTTGTCTGAGGCGATCTCTGCGTCCATGTCTTCCACGTCGTAACCGCTGGCGGATACGGCCTGCGCGCGACTGAGCAAACCGGCACGGATGGCGGCTTTCTGCGCGTTGATCTCCTTGAGCGGATCGACCCATTGCCAGCCCTGCGCGATCCACTTGGCCGCGCGATAGTCACGTTTGCGCCGGGTGTATCCCGGCATGTCGAGCAGGCCAGCCAGCACGGCGGCATCCATCCAGGCACGCCACACCGGGCGGCAGAGTTGGTGCACGATCACATGGTCTTGTATCGCCTCGCAGCGGCGGCGGAACTCCAGCAGACCGGCGCGGATGGAGGAGTAGTTCACTTGCGTGAGGTCGCCGGTGAGCATCTCGTAGGTGACGCCCATCGCCGCGGCCACAGCCCTGAACTGCTGGCGCATGAACTCGCCATAGCTGCCGCCCACATCGCTGGGCTGGGTGAAGCTGATGTCCTCGCCGGGTTCGAGAATCTGAATGGTGCCCGGCTCCATGCCGGCCACCAGCCCGCCGCCTGTGTCGCTGGTCTCGCCCAGCAGCCGATCCTCCGGGCTGTCGCGGCGGATGAATCCGGCGAACATCGCCGCGGTCTTCTTGCGCACCAGCTCGGCATCGTCGTACTGGTCGAGCTCATGCAGCTTGACCAGGGCGCGGGCCAACCACGGCTCACCGCGAATCTGCCCAGGACGCAGCGGGCGAAACAGGTGCAGCACTTCGGCGGCTGGCACGCGCACCAGCTCGCTCAGACCGGCGCCGCTGCCCGACATGGGCGCGGCCAGCGGATCGTCGGGATGCACCGGGTACATCCAGTAGGCCACGCGCCGACCGATGGCGTCGAACTCGATGCCGCAGCGGATGGAGTTGCCGTTGTCGGCCAGGGCGTTGTAGGTGATGGGCACATGCTCGGACTCGAGCAGCTGCACCTGCATGGGCACGGTGTCCATGTCTTGCGGGCGGCGGCTGCGCAGGCGCACAAAGCACTCGCCGCCTTCGAGCATGGAGCGTGTGGCCAGCGCCTGCAGGCCGTAGAAATCGGTCAGCCCTGCGGCGTCGGCTTCCTCGCACCAGTCCCACCACAGGCTGTGAATGGCTTCGCGCAATGCGGCGTCTTGCACCATCGACTGCGGTTTGATGCCGGTGCCGATGGCGTTGGCGACGAAGGCCTCGATGCCTGCTGCCGCCCAGGTGTTCTTGCGCACGGCGTCGCGGCTCTTGGCGCGCAGGTTGTCCTGCGACCATGCAAGGGCTGTGACGGCCCCGACCTTGCCGACCACCCAGGATCGGCTGCGGCGTCCTGCGCCTGCTGCGTCATAGAGGGGACTGCCGCCGAACAAGCGGCGGCGTAATGTCTGCATGAAGCCCATCAGAATCCCTTATGGGTGTTGATGCGAATCTGCCGCGCGGGCGTCTGCCCTGCGCTTTGATTCAGGCTGCGCTGGATCGTGGCAATCGCATCCTTGATCTCGGACACGCTGCGGTACTCCACGGTCTTGTCGCCAAAGGTCACGCGCTTTTCTCCACGGGCGAGCGCGTTCTGCAAGGCGCTGAGTTGGTCTGCGGTGTAGCTCATTTAGCTCATCCAGCGGCTGCGGATCACGCGCCGTCGTTGCGGTGGGGTGGAGGCCGCCACGGGCTGTGTGGTGACCGGTTGGACAACAGGGGCGGGCTGCGGCGCAGTCTGCTGGGGTAACTCGGTGTTCGGCGCGATCTGTTGCTGCAACCGCGCCCAGTGGTGCTCGTCGAAGCGATCCAGGCCGAGATGGGCGGCGGCTGCGCGGGCGTAGACGTAGCAGTCCAGCGCTTCGTTGCGTTCGCGCATCTTCTGCCACTCGCGCACCGCAAAGCCGTTGCGGTTGCGGCGGGTCACCAACTGCTCGGCGGTGAGCTGCTGCAGCCACTCGGCATCAATGCGCGGAAGGTGAACGTAGCCTGCCGGGTAGACCGTGGTTCCGTCTGCGTCCACATCGGGCGTCTTGCGCAGGTTGTCATACAGCTCCTGCTTGGCGATGGCGCCGACTACAGGGAACACCTTGACACCGCGCCGCAGGCGTTTGCCGTTGGCGGCCACGTCGATGGATGTTGGCGTGCCGATCAGCGCCGCGCCGCGAGACAAGCCCTTGACCACCAGCACGCGGCTGTCGCGCACCCGACGCGACCAGTCGTACACCGTCTGGGTGTTGTAGCCGCTGTCCACCGCCAGGGCCGACAGCCGCAGCATGGCGCCACCGGCATGCATCCAGGTCTGCGCCAGCACATCCTGCAACTGCGCCCAAGGGGAATCGCTTGCCGTGTCGCCCATGCACACGCGGTGCTCGATCAGCCAGGCCATGCGCCTGAAACCCCAGCCCCACACCGACACCTCGATGCGATCCTTCTGCACGTCGGCGCCTGCGGTGAGCAGCAGCACGCCACCAGTCACGCCGGAGTAGTCCTCCAGGCGTTCGAGCAGGCGTTGCCAGTCGGGCGCCTCGCCTTGCTCAACCCATGTCTCGCCAAGCTCGGTGTTCTTGAACGTCTTGATCGTGGCTGCCGACTTGGATTCGGACATCGATGCTTTCTCCCAGGATGCGGCCACCTCGCTCCACTTTCGCCACGGGCTGTACAGGCTTGAGAGGTGAAACCCGGCTGTCTTGCTCTGTGCCTGGGCAACCCACTCGCCGTGGTCGAGCATCCATGGCTTGTGGTGCTCGGCAATCAGCGCGCCGCATGACGCGCACACGTAAGTCGCCGTCTCCGGCTGGCCGCGCTCCCAGCGCAACTGCTCGAAGCGCAGCCATTGCATGTGCCCACAATGCGGGCAGGGCACGCAGTAGCGCCGCTGGTCGGACGCCTCGTACTCGCGCTCGATGATCGACGCCCCGGCAATCGTCGGCGTGGACACCAGCAGAATCTTGCGCCGAGCGAATGTGCGCGTGCGAGCTTCGGCCAGGTTGATTGCATCGCCTTCGCCGTCCACGTCCAGCGGGTAGGCGTCCACTTCGTCCAGGAAGAGGTAGCGCACCGGCATGGAGCGCAGGCCGACCGCGCTGTTGGCGCCGGTCATCACCAGCACGCCGCCGCGAAACTCCTTCATCAGCACGGTGTTGCCGGAATCTCGGCTGCGGGCCGGGGCGATGATCTCGCGCAGCACGGGCGACTCCTCGATCAAGGGGTCGATGCGGTGCTTGGAGTTGCGCTGCGCCATCTCGGTGGTGGGCCAGACGATCATCATCGGCCCGGGCGCGTGGTGGATGGCGTAGCCGACCCAGTTCAGCCCCAGCTCGGTGCCGCCGACCTGCGCGCCCTTCATCACCACCACGCGCTCCACTGGGGAGGTGGGTGACATGCAGTCCATGATCTCGCGCAAGTACGGTGTGCGGCGGGTGCGCCAGCGCCCAGGCTCGGCCGATTCCTTGGTCGAGAGCAGGCGGTGCTGGTCGGCCCATTCCGACACGGTGAGCAGCGGATCGGGGGTCATCCCTTGTCGCCAGGCCAGCGCGACATCGTTTGCGCCGTCAAAATCGTCCTCGATCACAGATCCACCTTGAGATCGCCAAGTTCCTGCAAGTGCTCGCGCACGGCGGCGTCAATCGCCTGGTGCAAGCTGTGTTCGTCCACAGCCAGATCGGCGGCCATCCTGGGCGCGATCCGTGCGGGCCAGTTCAGCCAGGCGTCGCGTTCCGTGCGGGCCAGCTTGAACACTTGCGCCAGCGTCTTGGCGCGGTCGATCAGCGCCTCCTTGCGCTCGGCCAGATCGACTTGCCTGATCTTGGCCTTGAGCACCTCATTGACCGTGCGCGCCTGCAGCAAGGATGTGCCGCCCCCTGCGGGCAACGACTGGGCGTCCATGTGTTGTGACGCAGTGGACGCCGCAGTCCGTGCGCCAGCCCCCATGCGCGGCGGCGCGGTGTTGCGCGCCCACTGCGCGTCGGCGCTGTCGGCATCGATCAGGCCATCGACTTGCGGCGTGATGCGCCCTGTGGCGATGGCTTTGCGCACGGCGGATTCGGTCACACCGCGGTGGCGCGCGTAGGCGCGAATCGACAGTCCCATCAGATGAATTGGTGTTGCACATCGTGCATGACTGAATCACTCGGACACGGCATCAAACGCTTGGCTTGTGCCCACAGCAGCGCGGTAATGCAGTCATCGCAACACCACCACGGAGTTACACCATGCACAAGCAAGCCGACAAAGCACTTGAAACCTTGCTCGAGCAGATCGCGCTGAACCACCTGTTCATCGACACCCTGCAAACCCGCCACGCAGACAGCCTGGACTTCCACGAGGTCAGCGTCTGGGGTGTCAAGAGCGCCCTGATAGCGGCCTATGAAGCCGGCCTTCAGGCCGCCAAACAGACCTGAAATCGAAGCGGAACGCGCTTGGCTTCTCTCGCAGACAGCGCGGTCATGCAATCACCATAAACCACCACGAAGGAGCATCCCATGACCACCACGCAGCTCACCCCGGCCCAGCACGCCATCCTGGCCAAGGCCATCCACACCAGCGGCGGCAAGATCCTCTGGTTCCCCGACCACATCAAGGGGGGCGCGCGCAAGAAGGTGCTGGAAGGCCTGTTCAAGCGCGCCCTCATCGCGCCCGATGGCGAGGGCTGGTGCATCGCCGCCGAGGGCTTTGATGCCATGGGTATGGCGCGACCCGGCGCCAACAAGAAGCGTATCGGTCGATTCCAAGCCCATCTCGACCAGATCATCGCCAACGCTGAAGGGATGCAAACCACCGCAGGCGATCCCGAAATGGAGGTCGCCGTGACCGCCGCCGAAGCAACGTGGGTCAAGCCACGCACCCGCAACAACAGCAAGCAGGCCGAAGTGATCCGGATGCTGCAACGCCCCGAGGGCGCAACCATCGGCCAGATTTGCACCGCCACCGGCTGGCAGGCCCATACGGTGCGCGGCACCTTCGCCGGAGCGTTCAAGAAGAAGCTCGGGCTCACCATCACCTCGGAAAAACCCGATGGCGGCGAGCGCATCTACAAGGTGCAGGGGTGATCACCATGCGGAAGACCTACCCGACTATGAACGGCGCCGAACCCGCCGTCGTACAACCCTCCGTCAATGGTTGGGCCATTTCCTGGAATCCAGACGATGGGCGCTGGTATGTCGAAGTCCCCGGCGCTCCATGGACTGCCGTGGCGACTTTCAAGGATCGCCGCAAGGCATGCAATACGCCAGAAAGCACGAGCCGCCATTCGCAAACTGATCTGGTATCACCCAACTGGCTGATGAGCAAAGAAAAAGCTTGGCCTGGCCATCGTGTCGGACAAGCCGCAGGGCGGCGAGCGGGTCTACCGCATCGCCTGATCAGCAAGATCGATCAAGAGGCCAAGCTCGAGTGCATGACTGAATCACTCGGACACGGCATCAAACGCTTGGCTTGTGCCAACAGAAGCGCGGTAATGCAGTCATCGCAACGCAGCAAGGAAAGGACAGCAAAATGACCATCTACTACAAGAAATTCTCCGAAGCCCGCAAGAACTGCGCCCCCGGCTACACCACTCTGTACTGCGCCAAGATGAACGCCTACTACAACGGGTTCGCGTTTTGATGCGCACCACCACGCCAATCCCCGTCACCCAGAACGAAACCTGGGGCTTTTACGGCGCGATGTCGGAGCAGGCCAGCAACGCATGGCCGCAGGCGTGCACCGTCATCTCAAACGCCACCGGCCAGTCCATCGACTCGGTGCGTGCTTTCCTCGACAGCAGCTTTGGTCGGCACTTTGCCGACGACGTGCACAACGCGCTGGACGAGGGCAAGACCCTGCAGGACGCCATCCACGCGGCAACAGGGCGCTGGATGGGCTGGACGATTGGACGCCAGACCAGCAAGCAATACGGCATCCCCGTTGGGCTGCCCTACCTGACCGGCTTTGTGATT